TTGTAGTTGAGGTTTAATATCTTTAAAGTTTTCAGGAGTAGCTACAGTATTTACTTTATTAAGACCTTTTAAAAGATTAGTAAATTGTTTCTTAGCAGAATCAAAAGCCTCTCTAACAGTAATCTGTTCTCCTACCTCTTCAGCTTCTAGTAACTTAGCAAATACTGAATTAGTAATAGTAGAAGTAATAGCCTGTTGCTTCTCAGCTGTAAAAGTATATTCTCCGTCACTAACTAAGTAACTATAAGCTAGTTCTGATATTTTACTTGCTTGTGGAACTCCTATAGCATAATCTCCAACAGTTAATCCAAAATCATCTCTTTTAATAGCATCCCTTTGTTCTTTAGCCCATTGATTAACAGGTATATTTGAAAGGGTTAACTCTATTTTATAACTGCCACTTTCTCCTATAGGATTAGCCTTATAACTATGTGAAGTGCCATTTTCTTTATTATATTTTGCTAGTTTGGTCGCAAATCTTTTTACACCTGCATTACTTAATACACCATTACCCTTTAACTTAGTCTTTAACTGAGACATAGTAGGATTAGGACTAATACTTATAGCAAAATCTCCTTCTCCAACTATATCAGATACATCTAGCCCACTTAAATCTATAGTAGGTATTACAGGAGTATCTGGAGTTTGTTGTACAGGCTCTTTAGGTTTAGGATCTAGTTTATCTTCCTTATCCCATTTAATCTCTACTACAGGCTGTACTGCATATACAGCCTCTCCCTCATCTGTAGTTTTCTCTAGTACATCTGTAAGAAGGTTATCTGAAAGATATTCATTGAAAGTGGACTCTGTAAAGTCAAGTACCCCATCCTTAGTTACTCTAGGTATAAAGAATTTATCCTGACTATTTATCATGGTAGTTCTAACAGTTATATGTAACTTTGTTAGAGCTTCTACTAAAGGAGTAACCTGCTTATCAAATTCTTCTTGTACTTTAGGGTCACTAAAATCCTTTTCTCTAAATCTATTTAGTTGTACTTCTGCATGTTTAACAGAACTGGAAATTACTAAGGTTCCAGTTTCCATATCAAACCCTACTTTAGCGAATACAGAAGTATTCTTTCTTACATCCTCTACAGGGCTAAAATACATAAACTGCTCTAAATAATCTTTTAAAGCTTTTAATCCTTCAATACTTTGGTCAGTTTTAAATACTTTACCTGCTACCTCAGCATTCTTAGTCATATATCCTTTAATAACTTCTGCTATACCTTGAGCCACAGGAGTTGGTATTCTATTTAATTTTACAGGTCTAGGAATAAATACTCCAGCATTAGCAGAAGGAACCATCATTACAGTTGTACCTGGAGGGAATACCTCATCTACATTTTCAGGTTTTACTACAGTCATATTAGCAGGGAATCTTACATCCTTGTTAATCATAAACCCTTTGTTAAACACTGTAAAAGGAGCTACACCTGGAGTATTAGCCCATATAGGTAACTTCAAAAATGTAGGCATATTAGTACTAATAGGATTCTTCTCTCTAACTCCATTAACTCTTTTAGAGGTAAGGAATAAACTACCTGGAGTAGAATTACTAACTTTAAAAGATAATTTAGTACCGTGTTCTACAGCAGCTATTTCTCTCCTTAATTGCTGCATTTGTTCTACTTGAACATCTCCATTGCCTTCCATAGCCATTTCATCTGCTATGTTAACATAAGAACCATCTGCATTTTTTTCTCCTACCCAATATGTTGTTGGAAGATACCCTACCTTGGTGGTTACATCTCCTCTTTTTAATTCTACTTTTATAGGAAGATTATCTGGATCAGCTTTAAGTTGCCCATAGGTTCTTATTTCTGTTACAGCCTCTCCATCTTTAGTTAACCTCTGTCTACCATCTGTATAGGTATTTACTTCACCATTATACTCAGTGTCCACAGAAACAATTACTTCATCTCCAGGATTAAAATACTTCCAGCTGGATAGTAAAAGAGCTTCAGGATTCAGTACATCATCTGTAGTACTAAACTTTTCTCCTGTAGAAGTTTGTTTATGCCTTCTTACTAAGTTTATAATACCTATAGCATTCACCCTCTTCATTTGAGGAGTGATGCTTTCCATTTCTTCATTAATATTATCCTCAATATTCTCTATATCCTTATCTGATAGAGGAGGAGTATTACCATCTTCAAATGTTTCTACATCTGTAGGAAGATTTAGAAGAGTCATTAAATCTGTATTATCTGGTTCTAGTCCAGAATCTTCTGTAATTTGTTCTTGTTCTAATGACGCTAATTCTGCATCATATTTATCATTTATTACACCCCTTGCAGACATGTTATCAGTAGGGCGAACATTTTGTAATTCTTCTTTCCTTCTTCTTTCTATCTCATCTTTTTTAGCTTCAATACTAGAAGGAGTACTTTTAGTACTTTCTTTAGGAGTAAGCTCTTCTCTCCTTTTATTGATAGCAGCAAAATCAGGTTCTACACCTGCTTCTGTCATCTGGTCTATAATAGCATCTAGTTCTCTTTCATTAACAGCATTTACTATAAGACTATTCCAATCTACCTCTTTAGTATTAGTAGGTTCTATAGGTTCTGCTACAGGTTCTACAGGAGTAGTAGTTTGTTCTTCTACTTTAGCCTGTTCTATAATCTCTTGCCTCTTTTTAGTAGGCATTCTATCTATCTGAGCTTTAGTATAGCCTAAGTCTTTTAAAGTCTTTTCTTGGTCTAGAGTTTCTTTCTCTTTTAGTTCTTGGGCCCTTTTATTTACAGCTTCTCTTTGTAATTCTACCTCTTTATCTATCTTAGCTGCTTCCTTAGCAATATTCTTTTTATCAGCCCTTCTGATAAGTTCATTATTAATACCTTCATTATAAGCTGTTAGTACTTGTGTTTTAGCCAAGTTCTTTACAGCTTCCATATTGATATTACCTAGACTTACAGGTTTAACTGTAGTGTATTGTTTCTTTACCTCTGCTATACTGGCTAAAGATTCATCTATAGCCTTAGTAATAAATTCACTTCCCTTATTAACAACTTTAGTTTCCTTTAAACTTACCTCAGCCATCTGTAAAGCTAGTAATTTAATACTATTCATTACATCTGGATTATTAGCATTCTGAACTAGAAAAGGATCAGAGGCTAATATCTTATTATAGTTTGCTTGTAGAGACTGTAACTCCGATTGATTTTGTTGTAATTGTTGGTCTAAAGCTACATTCTGTTGAATAAGTATAGATTTAGCGGTTTGAGTTATTGGAGACTCAAATAGGTTCATATAATGCTTTTGGTAAAGCTTTTCAGCATTTTCCATTTGTTGTACAAACTTATTTATCCTTTCAGATACATTAGTTTCATCAGCCATACCCATATCTATAAAGGTCTTAGCAGTCTTAGGATCTCTAGCCCACTGAGTATCTATATCCATAGTACCTGCTTGAGAACTTCTGAGCCCTTTATCAAAGCCCATTCTTTCTATAACTAGTTCCTCTTCCCTTATTTTTTCTTCAGGGGTTAGTTTAGAGTAATCAGCAATAACATTACCCTCCATATCAGCAAGCTTCTCACCATTTCTTATAGCTGATATATTACTATTATATGCCTTTAGATGTTCACTCCTATTAGCTATTTCTGCTAGTTTTCTATTATTTATAGAGGCTCCAGCATCCATACCTATAGCTCTAGAAGCGCCTTTAAACATTACTCCTCCCAACATACCCCATATAAAGGCATCTTGTACTTCTTGTTCTCCTAAGTATCCTAATACCCTATCTGTAATAGTAGACCCGTCGTCATTTTCTACTCCAAGTTCTATTCTTGCAGCTCTTTCTCCTTCTATAGAAGATACACTATTTATTAATTCTTCTACACCTTCAGTCCATTCAGATAACCCTACTTTTGCAGGATCCCAAATTCTTTGTCCTACTCTACCTGCCCAAGATTTAGGTAGTAATTTAGTTCCTGTAACTGTAGCATCATGTGCAGCTGCTACCTTACTACTAATAGAACCTCCTCTAGTAAGAGCCTTAAAAGGTCTTAGTACAGCCCCTAGTTGTAGTACATCAAAACCATAATTAATCCAGTTAGCATTGTAGGCCATTGCTGTACCCATCTGCTTTGCTGCCTCTATATCTTCTTCTAGTAATTTTGTATACTTGGCTCTTATAGCTTCCTGTCTAGCAATATTTTCCTGTGTAGCTGCTTGAGGATTCTCAGGATCAAATATAACACCCGCTGCCATCATCTCCTCTTCCATAGCAGGTTTATACTTATTAACAAGTTTTTCCTGTTCTTCTGGAGTTAGTTGAAATCCTTGGTACAGTTCAGCAGCCTCTCTAAAATTTTCTGAATGTCTCATTGCTCCAGCTCCTAGTAATGTAGAAGCTATTGCAGAAGGAGTAGCTGCTAGTTTCATAGCTTTAGCCACCCAACCTATACCTTTACTTACAGCCATTCCTGGTACCATCATACTAACAGCACTTACAGAGTATGTAAGCCCTTGCATATACCAACCCCAATCTCCAAATCTTTCCCCTGTTTGGTATATAGGCATAGCTTCTCTAGAATAATCTGATATACCTTTACCTAATTCAAAGATAGCATTATCCCAAGTATTCTTTTCTCCTGTAAGATAGTTGTATATCATTTCTGGAGCCTCAACTAAAGCTCCTACAGACATTATAATACCTCCTAATACTTCTCCTAGAGCAGCTTGTCCTATAAAAGCACCTGTTTGTTCGTACCAAGGCTGAGATTGCGCTCTCCATTTTGCTAATCCCCCCTGTTCAGTAAGAACATCTAAAGGTATATTTTTATCGTACTTGGAATCAGACACTCCTTTAAAAATATCTCCTACCTCTATATTAACTGGAGAAGTACTAAAAGATTTAAAATCTTGTTTTAAATCATTAAAAGGAATATTATCTTCTATTTTAACCCCCCCAGGAACATGTTCATCATAAGGAACAAAATTTCCAGTTTTAGCTAATTTACCAATCTCTTCTAACCTTTGCTTGGATATTTCAGACATAAATTATTATTTAATTTTACGAGGTTCTATTTTTACAGTTTGACCTGTTCCTAAAACAAATTGATTTATTACTTGATTTACTAACCAATTAGGATCTATCCTCTGATTAGTTCCTTTTACAAGCATAATAGGCTCAATTTCTCCTTGGCTATTATACTCTTTAGAATACTCTAAAGGAATTCCTGCTAAGGTGCCCTCTCCAGAAGAGGTTCCAAGACCGTAAAATTCTTCTAATACTCTTGAAAGTTCTTTTAATACATCTGAACTTCCTTCATATAAAGCTTTAAAAGGAATAGGAACTCTTTTGTTAACACCTTTGTCATCTATATTAACAACTATATTACCTTTTCTTGGATCCACTTCAATATTACTTACCCTTTTATTACCTCTTTTGGCTATGGCATCCCTAAGTAGCGCATCTCCTCCTCTTTTTTCTTCCTTATTTTTATATGTACCGCTTAGAGCTCCTTTCTCAGAATATTTTATAGGAATATTTATTCCTTCTTTCCCAAAATCAAAAGAAGATAATGCTTCTAATATATTACTTTGAGCATTAGGTTCTCCTATAATATAGTTCATATTATAGTATTGAGAAGCTTTTGTGCTATATTCCTGCACATCTTGCAGAAGCTGCTCAGTGCCTATTTCTGGATAGTTGGAAGCAATGTGCCTAACAGTAGGATTATTCTCTATAATCTTTCTATTTTTTTCTGCTTGCTTTTCTATCTTCTTTTCTAGAGCCTCTTGAAATTTTTCTGTACTAATTGCATTAACAGTAGTCCACAAAGCTTTCTTTAAATTAACATGTGTAGGCTGTCCCGCCTGATCTTCTATAAAAGCTTCATAAAGTCCAGTATCTTCATTTATTTCTATATGTAATCTTTTTAATAGGTTTCTATTACTTTTAGTTTCTCCTGGAGATATTGCTGTGTAGGCATCCGCTAGAACATCCATATGAGGAAGAATATTTTTAGCCAGACTTTCATATAGTACTTGCTTTTCCTGAGATTCATCTGGAAGAGTTAGTATATTATTCATTCTTTTATAATCATAAGTAGGAGTACCCTCTGAAGTTATTGTGGTAATCCCCAATGTACCTAAAGTATTATCTACATTTGCAGAAACCTGGATAGCTTGCCCACTACTAAGAATGCTATCTATTCCCTCGGATAAATTAGTAAAAGTTTTATTTACTTCGTCAGTAGTTCTATCTATATTTAGCCCTTGTTGTAGTCTTCTATTAAAAAGATTAAAATTTCCATTACCCGCCCCATCTCCATCTTTATCTCTACCATCTTGTATATACCTTCTATCTATCTGTTGTGCTACTTGCCCCTGTATAATAGGTGTAGCATATCTCATCAGCTGTTCATCAGAAGTATTAGTTCCTAATTCATCCTGTAAGAAATCTACTTCTCCCCTAAGCTGTTGGGCCAACTCTTTTCCATAACTAGTTAATTCTCCTGTAGCTTTATTTTTAAATATTTGCTCTTCTATTTGTTGAGGGCTAGTTCCAGATTTAGTAAGCTGAAATAAATATCCTGCTGTTTGACTATCTAGTAGGCCAGATTGTTCAGATTCTGCGTTTAAAGCCTTACTAATATTCTGAGCTAAATACCCACTTAAATCAGAAGCACCCCTCAAAGTACCATATGTTCTAGGAGTATATTTACCTTTCTCATCAAAAGCTGGTCTAGCTGCATCAGAGTAGAATTCTTCAAACCCTAATGTTCTAGGGGCAATGTTTCCACTTTCATCTACTACACCAAAAGCTTGTGGAGCTTTACCCTGCTTAGCTAACTGTTGATATTGTTCAAAAGCTTTATCATATCTTTCTTTCTCTGCTCTAGCCTGTGCTAAAGGAGCTTTAGCAGCTGATAACCTCTTCACTATATCCATAGCAGCAGCTCCTCTATCTCCTTGATATTTATCTTTAACTAGGGTATCTATTTCATCAAAACTACTTTTTAAAAGATTTCCTACAGCTTGAGCATCCCCTTCTAGCATCTGAGTACCAGCCTGCTCTTCTAATAACTTGGCAATAGCAGCATCCTGCATATCCCATCTTTGTTGGTAATTCTGTAGTATTCCAGGCATTTGTTGGGCTACCACATCATGCCCAAAATCTATTTGACCAAAATCTACCATTCCTGGTGGAACATACTCTGGTTGTGGTGTATACATTCTTCTTCTTGCCATATTTTTATCCTCTACGTGGTGTTCTTCTTATTTTATTTCCAATACCCCGGTTAGGGTTTCCATCTACAGTAAGTTCATAGTTAGGCTGCATCATTTGCATCATATTAGCTGCCTGAGAGCTTGAAGCTTTAGTGCTTAATGCTCCAGTAATTCCTTGTCCTATTTGACCTATACCACCAGCTAATTGATTATAATAAGCATCTAATGCTTGTTGCTCTTTTATATAATTTATTTCATCTGCTCTAGCCTGCATCTGTGCATTAAAAGTATCTGCAGATTGTCTAGAGGCTGCATTCTGAGTCTGCTCCTGTATATTAAGTTGATTGATACCTTCTCCTACACCTCTCTGTATTCCTGTCTCAGCTGCAATCATATTACTCATATATTGTCCAGGTGTAGTACTTGCCCCTCTAAGACCTCTACTAGTATTAGCTCTAGCAACATTACCTTGTTCTCTGATTCCAGCTCTGGCAGGTTCTAAATTAACTTGTTGTGCCACTATTTGAGGAGCCTGCAATTTAGTCATATTCTCTGCAGCTCTTTTTCTACTTCTAGCCATAAGAATATTAGATATACCACTAGCAATACCTGGTATCATTTGTAATCTAGTTTCTGTCCAAGTTTGTCCTTGATATAAATTTTTATCTGGAGCATCTTCTGGAGTACTGAAATCAGTAGAACCTGCTATTCCAAAATCTTGTCCCTGTCCTAGGGCATTAGAAGGATTTAATTCTACAGCATTAGAGGACGGTACCGTAGAATTACCTCTATAATAGTTTTGCCTTAGATTTTTATAGTCTAATTCTTCTGGTTGCCAGGTATTAAAAGAAGCTCTAGGATTAAAGTTGTATTTGGGATTTAAAAAAGAAGTATTTCCAGGAGTCCAACTTACTCCATCATATTTAGGTAAATTCCCCCCAGTCCTCATCATAGGTTGTTCTTGTGGGGCTATTATATTTCTTAATTCTTCTTGTTTTTTAACAAGGTCTTGCATTTCTTTATCATAACCTTTCTTAGCTATAGGGTCAACTATTACTCCTTCAGACATTCTCATTTTATATTTAGCCTGAATATCTTTAGCTTTCTTAGCGAAAGTTTTACCTTTCCTTAATTCTAGTTGGTCAGAGAATATATAGTCTCCTTCTCCAGTATCATACTTAACTTCCCCCTTTTCTACTAAAGCTACAGGATTCTGAGCATTTGGATTACCCTGAGCATCTACAGGAACTCCACCATCAGGGCCTTCATGTAGTTGTCCACCATAATTTATGGTGCCTCCCATAGCCATTTGTTGAGGTTCAGAATCTTTTAAATATTTGCTGTATGGACCTATAAACTTTTCTCTATGGGTATCCACAAAAGAAGCCCAGTCGGCTGCTTTTACTTTTTCAAGGGGGGTATTAACTCTACCTTCATTTGCTCTAAGATCAAATCCTATTTCATAACCACCATTATATTCGCTATAAGGATCATAAATTTTACGTAAATGATATATTTGATCTGGAAAACTGGTATGCTGTAAGGCTACGTTAGAATCACCTGCAAAATATGCTTCCATATCCTCTGTAGTCTCCCCTCTCAATCTTCTCATACTATTAGAAACAGATTCTGTTGGGGGTACATATGCTCTAGGATTTGACGGTAAAGCACTTTCTGTTTGATGCTTGGGAAGTTTACCTCCCCTACGTCTTGTAGGAACATAATTTACTAAAGGATTTTGATTTAGTTTATTTTGTAGATTTGTATTAGCCGTATTTAAAGCATTTTGTTCTTTAATTTGTTGCTCTTGTAGTTCCATTTGTTCTTTCTGCCCAGCTGTTTCTGCAAAACCTGAAGCCCCAGAACTCATCATTCCTACTCCAGCTCCTGCCAGGGCCGCTCCAGCAGGAGCTCCTATTCCTGTAGCAATTAGTCCTGTTCCTACAGCTGTCGCTAACCCTCCACCTACAGTTTGAACTAGATTGCCTGCATTATCCTTTAGCCAACTACCTAATCCCATCTGCTCCAGTTGTTCTGGAGTAATGTTCTTTATATCCTCATAGGTAAGCTGTTGTTTCTTCTTAGATGTTCTCCTATTTCTTTGTGCCATAACTAGTTATCTTTAGCAAATTTAAACTATTATATTGTAACTTCCAAATTTTTTACTAATTATTTATCTAGTATTTATAGGTGTATAATTAGTAATTATATCAAACACTTTAATAGTTTCATTACTAGATGTATTAAAAGTTAATTCTGTTTTAAGGTGATTATCATAGAGTCTTTTACCTGTAGTATCCCTTAAAGTATTTATTATGTAGTTTCTAGATCTTAATCTACTATTAGTGCTAAAATTTAAAGTATTGGAATTTTGATACCTATTAGAAAACTTAATGGTATCAAATACGCCTGTAGATGTAAGCCCAAATGTAAGACTATCAAATCTATTTACTATTAAATTATTAGGATTACTATACATACGCAGAGTACAATTCTTTCTAGTATTTTCCTCATCTAACCTTTTACCTGTATTAGTCGGAGTAATTATAAATGTTTTATTCCCTATTTTAGAGTATTTATTGAAAGCTTCATATGTAAAGGTCACGAACCCATTTACATACTCATTAAATATAACAGTTTCATCTTCTATATAAAACCAAAGTTCATTGAAGTTTTGATTATATAATACAGAAGAAGTTGTAAAATCTTTCCCATCTGCCCAGCTTCTTATACCTTTTATATCTGATAGAAATTCTACATTCTGACCTAATCTGCATAATTTTTTATTATACGCATCTACATAATAAAGCCCAGCTGTAGAACTAGCTATAGCATTAATATTATTACATCCACTATCAGTAGTAATATAGTCATATCTATCCATAACTCCTCCCACACCTAATACTGTAGAAGCACCGCTCTGCCCACTTACAACTTCTCTTTCTTGTACAGCTATAACTCCTATACCTTTAGGTTGGAAATAGAATAGTTTATCTTTAAAGTTTACAAGTTTAGTAATACCTCCATATTTAGTATCTACATCTAATTGGTTGTTGATGGGAAATTTTGTCCAAGTATCAGATATTTCACCATTAAACTTTTTACTTGTTCTGTATATTCTAGTATCTACACTATTGTTTTCATCTAAATCTGAAGGTTTAATAAAGAATACTTTGGATTTATCCATTATATTATATACAGGATTAGATACATATAAGTCATAATCTTGTTCATAAAACTCTGCAGTTCCTCCTGCAGGTGTACCTGCTTGATGTACTCCAGCAGTTTCCCACATAGCATTGTAGGTATAGGATCCAGTGAAAGCTCCTCTAACACCTAATGCACCTAATGCAACCTGTACTCCAGAGTCTAATCTGGACCATCTAGGATTAACAGTGTACATTAGATTTATTTTTGTTTCTACCGGTGCATATAATACCTGATTACATAATCTATTAGATGAATCGGTGGTGTCTACTATAGAAGAATCAGTACTACATAATCCTCTCATATATTCAAATATACCAATGTAACAATCTCCTCCCCATATAGTTCTTATATTACTATCTACAGCAAATACAGGAGAACAGGGGTAGTATACGGTACTTTTAACAGCATCATAACTGTATCCTCCATAAGGTAATCCATAAGACCTTCTTCTAGCATAATATCCTGAGTCATTATCTCCAGGTATACTATCCAACCTTAAAAGTAGGCAAGTGCCATGTACACATCTATTATCCACATAGGGAATAAGAAATGGATTTAAAGAGTTGGTGATCTGTCTAGTAGTACCTAATACTCCTAAATTAGTATTTTCCTGCTTTTTAGCAGCTTTAAATTCCATACATTTAGAAGTACCTATCTTATATATATTGGAATCATTAAAATTAGGACTTACCCTATGAATAACTGGAGAAGCTATACCATTTGCATGTGAAGATACTTTTGTAAACAGGGGTTGTCCTGGCCAGGCTCCATTTTTCTTTAGGTCTACTCTATCGTAACTAACATTATTGTTTTTATTATATACTGTTTCTGGAGAAATGTATTCAAATATGTTTGGGGCCCTAGTGTTAGATGCAGCAGAAACACTTATTCTATTTTTAAACTTTACTCTATCACCTGTAGTTGTATTTTCTAACCCACTTAAATACCCGCAATCTTTTACTGTGGCATCTGCATAAGTTCTTTCAGCTCTAACTATTTGCCAACCTACTATACCTTGAGTACCTAAATAGGAGACCGCTGCGGGTTTTAATGTGAATCTAATAGGTAAGTCATTAATCTCTCCGCTACCATTTACTATACCATAGTATTCACCATCAGAATCATCTAGCATTCTTATATCCCCAATCCATTTTACATAGGAATGTCTTCCATATTTATCGTAGAATACTATACCAAATCTATATATTTCTCCTCTTTGGTATCCTAATTGGTTTTGTATAGTTATAGGATTAGATAAATCATCATATCCTGTAGTAAATGTTTTTAGCGGGGTAGTTGAACTAGGTGCATCATCTATAGGTCTGGGGCTGACTACTCCAAACTGATACTCTATGTATTTACCCTCTCCTCCTAAAGTTGTTCCATTTGATTTATATTTAAAATTAAGGGCTGCTGTGTCAAAAGAATCTAAAATATTATATGGATTAATACAATTATAATTTTTTGGTACATCCCACGTAGTACTGTTTACATTTATATATTCACCCTTCCACCAATCATAGTCTGGAGTAATCTTATTCCATATAGAGGCTTTTATATCTCCTCCATCATTTCTAAACCTATAAGCTCTAGCATCAAAATCTATATCAAAATTAGACTCTTGAATATTACCAGCAAATAAGAAATCATTTTTTACCTCTAAAGTCTTAGCTGCAAAAATATTAGGTATGTATCTAACGTCCTCTAATATAAGACTCCCTAGGGTAACTCCTCCACTGTCATTAACAGTTACAGAAGAGGCTGCATCTCCTTCATATATAATTTCTATTTCTGGAATACCTTCTTGAGTGCTGTAAAATAGTCTAACTACTCTAATTTTACTAAAATTAGTATCTACATTATTGATTATAATACTAATACCTTTACTAGTAGTTTCCCCTAAATCTGACCCCATAAAGTTACCAGAGTTTGCATCAGTTAAAGAGGAAGAAGAAATAGGAATGGGTACAGTAGCAGAAGAGTACCCTGTTTCTGCCCCATTATTATTAAATAAGCAATAGCTGTACTGATACACACCTGTTTTTAAAGTACCATTAATAATAGCGTTTAGCGATGGAGAAGCTAATTCTACCTCTTGTACAATATTAAATTCTCTTACATCCTTAGAATTAATACCAGGGTCTGCTAAATTAGCAAACCTAATGGGGTTAGCTGTATTACTATCTGCCCAGTATATTTTCTGTACTGTAGGAGTTTCATACCTACCGATAACCTGGATATCTGTTCCAAAGTTAAAAAGTTTGCTTATAACTGAAGATGAATAATTTAAAGTAACTGTGTTACCTCCTAGCAAAGAAGTGTTGGAGATAGAAAATATTCTACCCATTCCATTATTACTATTTCTAGTAAATATAATAGTATTTTCTCTTAAACTTCCTAACCCTACTACGGTAAAAAATTTCTCCACATTGACTACTACTTTGGAGTTTTCCATATTAGTAAGAGTACCAGATTCTCCAGAAGTATCTGATATTAACCTCATATCTAATGCATATGGATAATGAGTATTATCATATGAATTTATGTTGGTATCTAAATCTAATCCTCCTTGGAAGGTATTTATATGTTTAGCCATAGCCCTTTAATTATTTTAGTCTTTCTCTTTCTCCTAAATATTTAAACCCTGTATTAAATTGTTCTGGTTTAGGTATTAATCTTGTCTGCATTCTCCTTATAAATTCCATCATAGATTTATCTGGCATTAAAAGTTTATTTCTAGCTGCTCCCTGAGACCAGTAGGACTCTGTTCTTACAAATTCAAATTTATCTCTACTGAGTCTGTCAGTCATATATAGTCCTATAGCTACTCTATAGGCTATAAAATCTACTAAAAAATCTATTACTTTGGAATCATCTGGTATTTTAGGAGTATTATCATCCCATATAGGAAAAGCCTTGTAGGCCATTTCTATAGTACAATTAGGTACCTCACACCAAAGTATTCCATCTTTTATCTGGAACCCTATAGAATCTCCTGGATTTAGACCAGAGCTTTCAGGATAGTTCTCTATATAAGCGTAATTAACTTCTAAATCAGCTTCTGAATTAGGTACTTCTGGACTAAATCCTGTTACGGTATACCCAGCAACATATGTTTTAGATGTAGTTGGGTTAGTTAAATTACCATCTATAAATATATCTTTAGAGGGTATTAGAGGTATTTGGCTTTCTTTCTCTCTCATAGCTTCTAAACTAATAAGATTACTAGGCATTATACCTCTGTAATTTTCTATAACCACCTCACAAGCAGCATCTTCTAAAATGTCTGAAACCCCCAAATTATTGAGGGCTAACCAGGCATTTTCCATAGCAGAATCTTTAGGAACATCTTCAAACTTAAATCTGTCCTTAACCTTCTCTATGATTTCATCTATGTGTGTATAATTTTTATAAAACATTAGTCTTGAAAGATTGGAGGGTTAAAAAAGTCTTTTACATTATCTTCTGTAACTTCAGGCTCCATATCAGCTAAAGGATTTTCTTTAGAGTAAAACTTCTTTCTTTTAGGTTCTTCATACTTTTCAGGATCTGAGTTTTTATACTCACAGAAGATTACAATAAACCCATTATCTATTTCTTCTACCCTTACAGATTTAGTACTTTCTGGAGTACTTACTTCTTTTGACCAGCATTTATAATCATTCATAATACTCAATTTTTTTAGTTGTTTTTATTTTACTAGTTAGCATTTTCTTCCACTTCCTATTCATATGTATTCTATAAACTCCCTTATTTTTAAAATTAGAAGTTTGTTTATCCCAATGCCAGTGAAGAACTTTACCGTCTGTATGTTCATTAAGGAAGTATACCTTTTCCTTATTAGGTATAGCTTTTATTTCTTCAGGAGTAAGTCCAGGATATTGTTCTTTCCATAACTTTTTAGTGGCTCCCCAATCTGGAATAAGCTTGAGTGTTCCATCCTTTTTCAGTCTTACAGAATCTCCTCCTATCTTTATTCTTATAGACCCTAATCTATAAGGCATATAAAATTCTGAATTTTCAAATATTACCATTTGGAGTCTAAGTTCTATAAATCTTTTCCAGATAGAAATAAATTTACTATATTCCAGAGGATTTGGCTTACACCTTTCTTTGTAGAAATTATACATATCTCTACTAGAAGTATCTGCTAATAATGCTCTCTTGCCTCTTTTAAAATACATACCACTACCTCCTGTTCATTGGATTTTGCACACTTTGTACGCCTGCTTCTGGTGCTGGATTAGCTACATTATCAATACTGTTAGACTCTTTATCATCCATAGGAACCATGATAATTCTAAAGTTTTCTTGCACAATAATATTTTTCATATCATTTACAAGATTATCACTTATTGGAAATTCCATATCCCAATCATATGTATCCTCTCCATTTTTAAACTCATAGGCTTCTATAGGATTTTCAAATATACCTTTTACTCTAATATATTTTAACTGCTTATGTAGTCTATCCTTACTAAATAGACAAAGTTTTTGTCCATCTAGAGCAGCATATATTTGAGATTTATTAAACTTTCCATTACCACTAGTAAGAGCTGTTTCATAAGAAACTAATCTAAAATTTTCTTCTAGATTATCTGCTGGGGCTATTCTAGTAAATCCTCCAGGCTCTCCTTTAGAATGTATAGTCCAAGGTATATCTTTTACAGTTCTCAATATATACTTACCAGAAGCTATTGTAGGGTATGCAGAGCTGTCTACAGGCTCTAACTCTATATATCCTAAGTCTTGTACCCAGTGCTCATCTGGTATCCTCATATGGGCATCTAAACGCTGTTTAATCAACTTTGCTCTAGTAGCCTGTACCCAAGCATAAAAAAGTCTCTCCTCATATGAATCTGTTACTTTATGTGAGGCTCTGTATAATTCTAGAAGCTCCCATACCAACATATTTAAACTTCTTACCATAACTCATCTATTTTATAACCTACTCCTAAAGATATAGTCTTATCATTAAGGTTGTAAGTTCCTTTATACACAAATTTATCTCTACTATGAATAATTCCTAAACTTAAACTGTTAAAGTTTGTTTCTCCGTATATGTACCAATTATTAGGAATAATAGTTTCTGTAATAGTAATGGTTTTCTCAAACTTCTTATAATCCCACACAATGTTTAAACTGTCTAGCCTATTCTGAGTTACTCTGCCTTCCACTTTAACATTTACCACACTGTCTCCAGAAGTCTCCTCATAGTTTCTTACAGTATTATATTCCGTATGTAATGCAAGATATAATCTTGTAATCTCCGCACTATCTGCTGGAAGATATACAGTATCTCCTGGAAGATACTCTTTTACAGGGTAGGGTTTGGGAATAAGGCTGTCTTTATAAATAGTAGTATCCCTATACTCTACACTAGTCCGCACATCTACTTCTACTCTAGGAAAAAACTTTCTAGTTCCTAGAAATATTAATACCATTAACCCCAGTACTGCTACTATTTGTAAGATAGTCTTCATTTACTTTTTCCAAATTTCTGTTATACTATCCCCACTAAGTAATCCTGCTCCTATACCTATTGTAGAAATACATACCCCATCATCTACAACCTTAAAGAAAGCCATTATTACTCCAGAAAGAATTAGGAAGAATCCCCCTACTCTTTTAGAACTCATCATATTAGATGAATCTACAAATATTTCTTTAAACCAATTCATATGTTATATTTTTATCAAACTCAATTTTTACTGCTGCTCTTATATGCGCTAAAGCTATTTGATTTCTCCAATAAGTATCCAACATTTTTTTACACTCCTCTTCATTAGTATAGAATCCAGATTCTGTAATAACACTTGGACAATCTGTTCTTCTCAGCATCCAGTAATCTAGGTCTTTGTTTAGTTTAGTTTTACTATTATACCTCATATTCCAACCTAACTTAGCCAGTTCTTGTAAAGTAATATCAGCTATAGTATCACATACTGTAAGTCCTACAGTAGTAAAAGCTTCTATACCATTTACTTTCTCTTCTTTGTAGGCATTACCGTGTATACTATATAAATATACAAAGTAATCTTTTTTATACTTATGGTATAAAGTATTAGTTAAGTTACCCCTTTCGGGTAAAGGAATATCTTTATCCGTAGTTATTAACTTAATATTAGCAATTCTAGAAGCTGTTAAGTATTGAGATATTTTATCTACTATATATCTATTAAATTCCCACTCAAAGAGTTGAGTCCCATCTTTCCAGACAGGACTTCTCTTTCCAGGAGTATCTACTCCATGGCCAGCATCTAAAATAACTAGACTTCTACTTTTTGCTAGGTTTAGTAACATCTTTCTCTTCAGTTTCTGGAGATACTTCTTTAAACATCTCTTCATAAATATACTGAAGTTCTGCTAGTTGCCCTCCAAGTGAATTAACTCTTGCTTTAGCTGCTTCTAGTGTTTTCTCAATGTTGAGTACTTCTTTAGCCTGTTTAGTATACTCATCATTAATCTCTTTAAACCTTTTTTCCAACTTTTCTTTCATAATATAGTTATTAGTTAATTTACAAATTTAAAACATATCTGGCTAATATCCAAATTAAGTATAGTTTATTTTATTTCAGGTAATTCTTCTCCCCATTTTCCTCTGGGGCATTTTCCAAATTTACTATTAAGAATATTCTTAAAACAACTCATACATTTTGTATATTCGCACTTACTATTTTTTAGATGTGGACATTTAAAACATATGGCCATTTTCTCTCCTATATTTAAGCTCATAATTTAGTTTTTATTGACATCCAGGTGGCATAAGAACATTTGGATCGTCTATACAGTTACTATACCAATTAGCTTCATCAACTAGATGCCCTTGTTCTATACAAGCATCTACTGTCTGGCTCACACACTCCCCGTTACCACTATAAGTTGAGTCGGACTGTGTAATAACTACGTCTATTGATACACCTGAATTAGTAATTGTAATAGTGCCCTGTCTCCAATTACCTGTAGTATTATTGCTTACAGTTATGCTTAAGGTACCGTTGCCGGAACTTGAATAGCTTGAAGCCCCATTTATGAATATCCATGTATCACTTCTAGAAACTGTCCATGACCCGGAAGCTGTTACTGACACACTCTCCCCACTAGTCTGACTTGCAGTAAACCCTAAAGATGTTGGAGTCGCCTCAAAAGTAGCTGAACTAGTTGTTGTAGGCATTTTAAGCATTTCAACAACAACAGATGTATTTGCAGCCCCATACCTAGTTATTTTAACATAATAGGTACTAGATGCACTTAGCCCAGTAATAGGTGTTGTTGTCCAACAAGAATTATTAATGGTTGTTCCCGATGATTTTACACCAAAAGCAAATATTGCAGCATTAGTTATTATTAATACTTTTGACTCGTATACTCTATCTTCAGTAGGAGGAGGAAGTTCTAAATACATTTCGTTATAACCAGAAGAAACTACTTTTAGAAATTCATTTGGAGCGATAGTGATATTATTACTTGATTGAGTAATTGATCTATATCTTTTACTAGGCTCTGCCCAAAAAGGATCACCAGTTGCTCCTGAGTGTAATACCCTCCCATAGTTTGATGAGGGAAGGCTGTCTACTACTCCACTACTAGCTTTTAATAGTCCTGATAAAGAAGTTTTTAACCTAGTGTTTCCATCAATAGTTAAATCCCCCGTGGCGTGGATGTTGCCCGCTGATGTTATTTCCGCTAAAAGAGTTTCACTATTATTAATCTTGGCTAGAAACTGAATGCTAGAAGCTCCATTCGCTTTGATCATCCAATCCCTCCTACCAGTTGTTCCGTAGGTTGAGCCACCTCTATTCAGCTCTATATATCTATCACCACCAGCGGATGCAGCCAGTATTCGATGATTGTATGTATTCAACTCACCCGCTGCACGGATCGCCCCGTCCACATCCAACTTATAGCCTGAGGTGACTGTGGTTTTGCCGATGGCTATGTTGCCACCATTGGCGTGCATAAATAATATGGGTGTATCATCATAATTATAAAATCCGATATGCCTAGTATTATCACCGTCTTCTACTTTCCATATATATGATGTAGTGCTTATACCATATTTCCCATACGACAATCTTAAGCTGTGTGTATTTGAATAACCATAAAATCTATAAAAATCTCTTACACCCGTCGTCCCATATGAAAGATAAAGATTATTTTGTCCATTTGATATATTGCCAGCAGAAAGTATCGCCCCATTCACATCCAGCTTGTAGCCTGAGGCTGGACTACTCGTACCAATACCTACGTTGCCATTCCGTAGTATTGCCATTCTCAGTTGAGCATTGGTAGTTGTATCATTATCATCACCAGTATAAAATCCTAAACCTTGTTTAGCGTATGCAGCATTATCTATGGGTAATATTGCTGCGCTATATTTTGTATAAGAAAAGTTCTTCCAAACTATACCCTCTGTATTCGTATTACTTTGTTTGATTCCTAAATGACCATCATTTATTCTTAGTGCAAATTCGCTAGCAGCTGCTATACTTAACCACTTACTCGTATTATCCCAGTACAGCCCTGCATCCTTGCCCATCGTGTTTGTACCGCTCCAGAAGGGTATGTAGCCAGCAGTGCCTTCGCCTAGGTTGCCTGTGTGGTAGAGTTGTTGCCAAGCATTATGAACTCCATTAGTAGAAGTAGAACTGCGCATCCAAAACCTGCTTGTATAGGGAGTATTAGCAATTTCAAAACCTATTGTATTTAAAGTTGAATGAGAAAGTTTTATTGCAAAAGCATACTCATTATTTGGTTTAGTGCCCAATACATTTGATGCGTAATAGTAATATCCACTTCTTAATATATCTGTATCAATATTATTAGAAGATGTTAAGTTAATTGTTGCGCCCCCCAACCCAAACGCCCCAACTTCCATAACTCCAGTAGTTGCAGTTGAATAGGTTTGAACATCCTTGGTAGCAGCCGTGCCAAGCCCTAAGCTTGCCCTACCCGTAGCGGCATCTAATCCTGTTGATGTTCCGCTCCATCTTAAATTATTAGTATAAGCCGTATTCCAATTAGATATGTTGGTTGTTGTGATGGCCTTCACGTGCGAGGGTACGGTAGGGTCAGTCTCAGTGAATGAGGTAAGGTAGCCTGCACTGGCGTGGTTCCCCCATCCGTAAGCAGTGTCCCAATTAGTCTTATTGTACCCAGCTTTAGCCGTTGTACCCGCAAAAAAGCTATCAGTATTTGCCTTGGTGTAGTAGTTAGTATTATGATTATGCAAAATATTGCTTATATCACTGCCATCCGTTAAGTTACCAAAGACTACATACTCTAATTCTGTTAAATGTTTATAATTACCATCATTTAAACCATCAAGGCTATTATGGGCTATTGCTGCTCCTCTATCTATCCATATATCATCTGTTACATTATATGTCCATTGATGATTAGTATTACCATTTTTATCTGTGCCTACTGTTACAGTAGCAGGTTGCATTGCAGCAGATGCATCATATACTATCCTAAATTCACTGTATGTAGAATAATACTGTACTATATCATTATCCCCTAATGTTAAAGAATTACCATCAGAGAATTTATTTATAGTTCCAAAATTAGTGTGAATACTTGCAGCATTAAGTATTATATATCTATCTCCATTAGAAGGTGTTCCTGGATCAAAAGTACTATCCACAACCATTCTAATAACGCTATCTAGAAAATCTCCAGTAAAAGTTAATACTACCGCCCAAGTACCATCGCTTCTTAAGTATTTACTTTCATTATTATCGTAGGGTAGTTTTATAAGTCTTCCATCAGCATTAGAGGTAACTATACTTGAATTAGCTGTTTCTGCTAAGGTACTTATTCTAGCATACCCTGTAAGATGTAAATGATCTAAAGGGGTTTCTGTAAATATACCTACTCTATCATTTACACAATCTGAAAGTATGCAAGTAGAAAATCTTACATTGTTCCCATCCTTTTTAATTAAAGGTAGGGAACTCGTATAAGATTTAATCTCATCTACACTTAGCATACCTGTTAAAGATGCTGCACTATCTCTAGTAATATTCAAACCATCCTTAGTCCACAGAGCATCTACTTGGTCCTGATCTAAGTGAATATAATCATCTCCTAATCCTGTACCCTGTATATCTGATAGATTATTATGCAATAACCCATCTAAACTAAGAGAATATTTTTTACCTCCTTGCCAACCATCTTCTTCTGTTCTTAAAATAAATTCAGAAGAAAGAGAAAGTTTTGTAATATTATCAATACTATCTTCAGTAATAGTTTCTACTGCTTCCCCATCCCCATAAAGAGCATTTATTTCTATACCTCTGTATTTCCAAATAATCCCTTTTTCTATAGGATAAAGTATATCTGGAGCAGACTTATCTAAAAACCTTAGTTGTGACTGACTAAGTAAAAATGCCCCGTTTTTAGTCTTATACACATATCCAGGAAGATCTTCTAAAGGGCCTATGTAACTATCCCCCCAAGACCTTTCATTAATATCATATACAGTAATAGTACTACCAGAAATATCCGTTATTAAATATGTGTACCCCCCATTATCTATAAGCCAGTATCCTATAGCTATATCTAAGGGATCTGCTCCAGGTTCATTAGAATCTAGAGGAAAAACATCTACTGTATAATAATAAGGAGTTGCTGTAACTGTTACATTATCTACTATAGTTCTCCAAGCAACCTCTGGAAAATATTCACTCATATTAGAAACTTAATCTTATTTCTGTAGCATCTGTTGTACCTGCATATGCAGATAAAGTTAACATTGCACCAGTACTATTAGAAGTAGCATTACTATAAGCAGTGTTACCTTCTAGCTTCTGTTTAGTACCTGTACTAGTAATCCTATATACAGCTATCCCTACAGGAGTTTTACCTATATTATGGGTTATTTCTAAATTGGCTCCATTAGCACTAAGGCTCCATCCAGTAGGAACAGTTGCTGTAAATCCTAATTTAGTAGCCAAATCTGCTCCTGCAGGAATACTTATTGTATAAGATTTAGCATAAGCCCCCTCTTCCGTGCTACCTTCAAATAAACTTAATATTTTAGAGGCACTTAGTACATGACTCGCATCTGTTGAAGCATCATCTAACGTAGGTATATCATCTGCCAGTGTTAAAGTATTTGTGCTCTCATTGTAGACCAGTTCTGCCCCCAGAGCATTAATACCAGGAGTAAAGGCAGTTAAAGCGTTTTCTAATGCTGTAACCTGTGCACTAGTCATATACCCATCAGTAAGTGTGGTAGCAGCTTGTGAGATTTTAGCTTTCTCTGCAGATGTAAGGTGCAGATAATTACTATTGGAATTCATACTAGCAGTGGATAAATCAGTATGAGCTATAGTATGGAATTCTAATCCTAATCCATCTGTATTTACTCTTAAGAATTGTAAGCTGGTACCTAAAGCAGGAAAATCTGAAAGACTATGTACACTCTCTCCAGTTATATCTTGTAAGGCTGTAGCTATTAAACTGTGGTTAAAAGTACTATTATGAGTACTAATTAATCCACTAGCCGTATTTAAGGGGTCATATAATCCAGCATGATTACCCCAATTGTATGCTGTAGTCCAATTAGTAACATTAGTAGAAGTTATTCCTGCAGCAGGTGAGGCTGAAAATATAGGATCAGTCTCTGTAATAGTTGGTTCTACCCAATCAGATACCTGACTTAAAGTTATACTTATTCCTGTAGATTTATCCCAAGCAGAAAACACAGGATCTGTTTCAGCAGGTATATCCGCAAGAGTTATAAAAGCTGAAGTAGTATTATTATACTGAGATAGATCTTTATCTAAGGTAAAAACTCCAGTAGTATTATTATATGTAAGTGGGGTACCTGCAACAGAGCTTAACCATCCTAATATTGTAAGCTTGCTCAGTCCTCCAGCCTCTAATTCTGCTATAGATGTAGCTACATAATCTTCTACCCAACTTTTATAAACTAAATGAAAGTTGTCTGTAATACTATACCCACTATTATACTTAACCAGCCCATAAAAAGACCCTCCATATGTCCTAGAAACATAATCTGTAGGAAACCCTTCTGTAGGTCTAGTAAGATCATATGAAGATTTAGGAGCAGTATTATCTGGCTCCAACTCATAGTTCTGACTAGGAGTAAGTATAGGTTGACTTTTTATGTCATATGAAGGTTTAATTCTACTACTCATAAGGATTAAATGTTCTGAGTAGACCGTTGGCCTCCTCAATGGTATTATTTATATCATTCTCAGTTATAGCTGTTTTATCTACATCTATATAGTAATAGTATTCTAATACCATAATATAGATGTGTAGAGCCCTAAGCATTTCTCTCATACGCATAGAAGATTTACCCCCAGCTATCTGCATAGATTGAAAGTACTTATCATAGTTATAGAGTGTCTCTAATACTATAGAATCTAAAGCTAATTTTAGTTCTTCTTTAGTCATTAGCGCATCCTTTCTAATACTTCTAAATTAGTTTGGTATTGACTAGTAGCCCCTACTGAAGTCGCTAACCTAAGATTAGTAAGTAATTGTGTTTTCTCCAACATCCAATCTTTCTGCCTAGGGGTAAGGTATACCCTGTAAGATAACAATTCCTTAATAGTCCTATCTGTTATAATAGCCCCAAAAGCTTCTGTTATAGTACTGGCTTCAAACCCTGCAGATGCCTCTGTAAGAGTAAAAACATATATACCATCTGTAAAAGTTGTATTTGGAGCAGATACTTTAGCTGTAGTTATATTCAACCCATCATCACTATTAAGCTCTGCTAATTCTACTTCACTTAAAGTTATTGTTACATCATCTACATCTGCATCTGGGAAACTTATAGTAAGTGATACTGTTCCTGTTATAGGAGCTGTTTGGTCTTTATATATGTTAAAAGATGCTGCATCTGCAGCTTCTGCAACATTAAATTTTACTTCTGCCATATTATAATCCTTTAAATTTCATTAAAAATTCCACTAAACTATCTGGACCAAATGTTATTAAAAGTCCAAAAATAAAAATAATCCATAGAGTAACTACAAAGGTTCCTACTATAGGATTTTTAAAAAGAGCTCTTAGAAAATTAGTTTCTTTCCCATACCTTTTTAGTTCAGCTTTAACTACTCCAATAGGGCAAGTTTGAAATTTAGACTCTAGTTCTTTAATGCTGTCCCTATTCTGATCGTGTTTTTTTACGTTGTCCTTTAGTAGGGTTATTACTTCATCCATTTTTGTGTTCAGGTTTTGAAATTTAAGGTCAATGTTCTTGTCCCTTTCTGCCTGTAGTTGTTCCTGTAATTTAGTATATTCTTCAGGTGTCATATGTATATGTAGTTTAGTCTATCCATAAGGTGTAAAAATATAAAAATAATAACATAAAACAAAAAAAGGGAAGAACTAAATCTTCCCTTCTATAACATAAACTCACAATCTACAAAGGAGTGTTAATTCCATCATAACTTAGCCCACTTCTAAAAGCAAGTTTTAGAGTAAATGGACTAGATACAGTAACACCACTAGCAGCAAAATCTACAGATTTCTTAAATGTAGCGGTTATAACATCATAGCCTAGACCACCGGTACCAGCAACGGCCTCAGTTCTATTAGCTGTGTATGGGTAATTAGAAGTCCTGTAGAAAGTTTCATTACCTTGAGCATATTGCTCTAAAGTGGCTACTGCTCTCCAGTTACCGTGTCCCTCATTAGCTTTAACAGCTTTGTATTCAGTTCCAAAAGAACCAAATGCTCCACCTAATACATCAAAATGTACCATGGTCCACTTATCAGTAACAGGATTAAATGGCTCCATTACACCTGTAAACTTAAGGCCCCAAGCATTAGTAGCATCAAGAGTAGCAATGCCAATATGGGTAGCTTCAGTTGTACCTGCATATACATATCCAGTAGGTCCTTGCCAAGGCTCATCTAATTCAAAGGTGGCAGCAGCAGTCGCTGTAGCAGCAGCTACATATTTAACTGAAACAGCGTCACCTGAAGCTATAGTTACTGCAACAGTTGCAGGAGCAGCCGCCACATTACTAAATACTACAGGAGGAAGTCCTCTAAAGTCTTCTTTGTATGTTACAGTCACGGTAGCTCCTGCAGCAGAAGCACTGGCAAAAGCACTAATTGCGTTGGTACTCAAATTAATAGCAGCTGCCAAAGCAGCAGCATTGTCAGAACCATCAGCAGCAGTATTAGCATCTGCAATATAAACAGCCGCAGTTCCAATGTGGCAAGTGTGTCCTACAGCATCCAAGCAGTCAAATGTAAATGTTCTTCCATTATAGGAAGGAATACTAATTACATCCCCAGCAGTTACAGAAAAGTCATCTGCAGTAAAATCTATATCCGCAGCAGCATCTTTAACCCAAGCTGAAACTGTTTTAGACCCATTGGTCAAGTAAACCACATCACCAGAACCACCTAAATCTGCTACAGAGGTAGTACGTGCAATTCTATCACATAGAATAGCCCTGTAAGGTTCATGTAATGGGCTAAACTGCTTGTAGTGGCTTTCAAACAAATTCTTTGCCACAGTAGCTTGAAGAGTATCAGTAGCATAAGCACTAATACTTTTCATTAGATTTTGTTGTGAAATAGCTCCAGCAGTATAGGACAAACTAAGTTGTACAGAGTAACTATCACCTAAAGTAATAGTACCTAGTCCATTAATAGTAGTTCCGTCATACCCAAGAAAACTTACTTGCTGTGAAGGTTGGGCATATGCTTCAGCGTTAGCATATACAAGGTCCGCACTAGTAAAAGCAGGAGATCTTAGGATAGTACCGTCAGATAGCTTATTTACAACTTCATATACCTGTCCAGCTACTAAAGCTCCCTCCTCTACTTCGTTAGAAGCTACTTTAAGAAGTGCGATAGAACCTGCTGGCATAGTGTCTAGATTAGCAGTTGCAGCGTCCGCATAACCATTTGTTACATTTCCTACAAAAGTGTAGGTTACATTTTTGTCATTAATCATTGTTATATTTATTTTAGTTAAACAAAAAATTCATTATTAAGCTACAGCTCCAGCTGTAATTTCTGTTGCGTACCAGTCTCCAGCAGCATTAAGTAGGTCTATTAGAGGGTCTAAGTCCTTTGCTCTAGCTTTCAATGCTTGCCTCATAGTTTTGGGTTGAGGAGTACCACTTGTTAATTTACTTAAAGTCATTCTTTTTAATATTTAGTTAAACAATATGTATTATTCAGTTCTATCATTATAAGGATGACAGAATAGTTTTATTTTTACTGTGTGAGAAGCATTGCCTGTAGAAACTCCCACTCTAGCAAACACTTCTGTTCCTTTGGGAAGAGGTGGAACCTGAATAGGTAAATTACCCTCCTGTGTAAAGTTATTAGTTCTAGATGCAAAAGTTTTACCGTATATAATACTTGCGTCAGAATTACACAATTGTATATTGTAGTATCCATTATTATCTATATCTGTTACAGCCACCCAATGTACATCAAATACAGCTGTATTATAAGTTCCTACACTAACAGGTGTGCCATAAGTATAAGCTTCAGCTGCAGGTGTAAGAGTGACAGGAGCATTCTCTGGTAGGGTAAAACTTTCTCCATGTGCATGATAATAAAGTGCTCTTAAATGGCCTATTACACTAGGGTGAAATTCTGAAGTTAATGAATTATATTTACTAAAAGAATTATCCTCTTTACTTCCTATAACATCTGCTATAGTAGCATTAGTATCACTATTCTCCGTTGGTACAGTTACTGCATTTAATACACCTTCAAAAGTATCTGCTATAAGATTCCAGGCAGAATTAGCCCTATCTACTAGATAGCTAAACCATCTCCCTGTAGGAGTATAACTTTCTCCTAGTACTCTTATATTAAATTCCTTATCGTTAAAGTCTTTAATCAGTGTCATTATTGTGCTGTATTAGTTCTTAAAGTTCCTGATATTTGAAATACTTCTAGTGCAAATAGCACTGCTTTATCAACTATCTCATTCTGAAATCCTACAGGTATTTCTGTATAAGCTGTAGAATTATCTGTTACATCTAAGAAACCAGGCTGCCCAGAAAGAGCAGGATGTTTAATATAGGTTAAAAAGTAGTTTGTTATAGTCCCAGAGTCCGTATAAGTTATTAATTCGTGTTTCCCTTCCCCCACATCCATTCTCCATATACCTTTGTTATATGGGCTTTTAAATGGATTTTTAGACTGTTTATTGTAATAGTCGTTGGTTACAGGTTTTACAGGTACTCTTTCACTTACTCCTGAAATAGATACAAATTCATCTATAATATGTCTTGCGTTTAAAGTACTAATATCCCAAATTTCCCCATTAGTTCTTATTCCTGCCTCTGGAGCATTTGGGGCTACAGGTCTTGTTATATTACTTGTCTGTAGCAGATTTCCTAATCTCTTTCTATACTCCTCTTGACCCCTATATTTCTGAATAATTTCATCTACATAGAGTTCTCTTCCTCTATCCATATAGTATTGGATATCTATAGTCCTAATATCTAGGTCTTTACTTATATGGTTCTGTAATTTCTGTAAAAACTTTATTTGAAATTGTAATCCAGTCATTACTTATTATCTTCTTTAGTTGAAGCTGCTATACCAAATTTATCTTGTAATAGTTGTGTAGCAGCCATTCTTACAATAATTTCATGAAACCTATCTAATAATTCACAGTTTTGAGAAAGAGATACTTTAGCTGGAGCATTTAACAGGTCTAGGGTTATAGGAGTAGAGTTTGCTAAAATGGTATAGTCATCGTAAATTACCATGGCCTTACTATCACCGACCAAAGAAATTACAGGTTGTAATATTACCGGTTTGTTAGTGTAATTTGTTAAAAACCTGTTAATGTCTCCCTCTATAGGAATTAGTTCAAGTGTTGAATCTGTTTCTCCCATTGCACTAGCCGTTATATTTATAGAACCTGAAACAAATTCTTTGGTATTATCCCAAGTAACCACTAAAGATTTAGAGTAATCACTGGCAGTAGTTACCCCTACGGTACCTACTTCTATTAGATTTAATAACTCTTGTCTATGTGTTCTTAAAAAATTAGTTCTTTCTACAAAACTACCTGTAAGGTATCTCTCTATAAAAAATTTATTTTGGGCCTCATTAATATATTCAAATTGTATATCAGATTCAGGAAGCCATTTCTTAGGGAAATGCTTGGTAGCAGCCTCTATAATATCCTGAAATAATATTTGCATTTCTTTTCCTGTCATTATTGGCTACTCCTTTCTGTTGTTAATAAACTAGTTATAGCAAGTCTTACTGCTTTTTCTATAATACCTTCCTGTAAAGAAATGTTTACGTCACTTATATCTGCAGAAGTATTTGTAAAATTAGCCCCAGTTAATGCTGCAAATGTAGGTTTCTTTACATATGTTAAATACAGTTTATCTAGTACAGTATAACTATCTGCAAGTACTTTAATCTTTTCATCCTCTATGTATACTTTAGGGTGTCTAAAGTAAGGAGTATGTGTAGTGGTTACATAATATAATTCTGCCTCATGAGCCTGTATAAATTCCCCTGTTACATATGTAGTAGTAGCTGCTACTCTACATCTAGAACGTACATAGTAAAGGTAATCAGTTATGCCCCCAGAATTTAATGGTGCACTATATTCATTTGGTGTAGTGGCCCTATTATCTGTAAGGGTTATTTCTGTAGATGTTTTTACTAAGTTAGAAATTAAATCAAAGGTTTCAGCCAAAGAAAGCTCTTGCACTGTACTCATAGTAGCCATCTTTATAAATTCTAGAATCTCTTCATCTGTCCATCCAGCTACATCTACAGATACTTCAGCGTATACTCTAGCAAGAAACATTTCTTTGGCTTCACCAGCTGTCATAATTATTGCCCTTTCTCAGCTTTCTCTATTTGTGCAATCATTTTAAAATACATAGGGTCTTTCCTTTCAGACTTCATTTTATCTAAAGTAGCTACAAGTCCTTCATAAGAAAACCCTTCTCCTCCGAGTCCTACTAAGTGGAATGTTCCAATGCCTTCTTGCTCAATAACTCCAGTATCTATACCTCTTTGAATTAAAGCCTTTGTTTCATAGTCCCTGTCCTCAATAAGAGCCAAGTATCCAGCTTTATCTGTTTTAATAATCTTTTGTATTTCAGATACTAAAAACTCCTTACTGGCATTCTTAGGTACTTGTTTAGTTGTTCTTTTAGTAGTCCAATACACCTGTAAGAACTCCCTCATTTTTGTGGGCCTTTCCTTTAGTTCCCCTAAGAACATCCAAATTCTAGCATTTTCATCTGCTTCTTTTTCTGCTTCTACTTCCTCATAATCTGCATCTATAAATGCAAAGCTGTGGAAGGGGGACCTACTTTCCCAAGTTTTAGATACTAACTTATGGTTTGTTAATAGAACCTTATAGGTTAGCATATCCCTTGGATCCATAAGATTATAAAGTTTTCCTACCCTTATAATTTCAGGAGATTTTAAAACCTCTATTGAATAAGTTTTCCAGAATTTATTATCTGGAGTGTGTACATTCAGGTCTGTTTTAAAGATACTCTCAAAGTACTCTCTTTCTTCATCGTTCCCTTTAAAGGGGTCTATAGGTCTGTTGCCCTCATCTACTCCTATTACAAATCCTCTTAAAGACCCATCAAAACCTCCATAAGCCGCATGATTGGGATCCTTTGTTAATTCAGAGGCTTTAGGTAATAGTCTAAGGTATACTTTCCTATTTTCTAAAAATCCTTTTTTTACTGCTTCCTCTACTGTCATAATTTGCCTTTTTTTGTTCCGGTTTAATTAAATTAATTTTTCAAAGTTATTTAAAATATGGGACAAGAACAAATCCTGTCCCATATTTTTATAAATTAAAGTTACAATTGATATAAAGTTGGGATAAACCTACCTGTTTTCTTAGGATTACCCATATGTAGACCGCCTACCCACTGCTTAAATACAGAGTATCCATCCTTAGATGAAGCTGCCATACCTGGAGCAGTAAGATTATTCCAAGCTGAGAATGGATCACGCATACCAGGAATATAACGGTAAAGCTCTTCATAACCTTTAACTTTAAGCCTTTGGATATTTGGCTTACCATTAGTGGTACCAAAGTCATAAATATCAAAGATACGTGAAGTTACTGGACCTCCTTCAGGATGCATTTTCATATTGTGAATTGGATTATCTTTCATCTTATCCAGCATCACATTAATCTCAATACCATTAATCCATCCAAAGTTGACCATTTGGCCTTCCATTAAGCTGATCTTATTACCACTAATCTTAAAGTTATGATTAGATTGGGCCCAAGGATAACTAGCGGCCTTGTTCATAAGAGCTTTATGGAATTCATATAGGCCATATTCACCAGTAGATACTACAATCTTACGTTGTGATTGACCTACCATATTATAAGTAATGTCTAGGATAAATTTAGTAAATACATCAATATCAAATTGATTATAGTACTTAATGTTACCACTATTCATAAACTCATATAATCCCATACCGGCCTTAACGGTATTACCAGACTCACCTTTAATTTGGGAAGCCATACCATTTAGACCAAGACTCTTACCATACATCATCAACCTAGCCTTATCCCTACGGAACTGGGTGAAAAACTCATAGTCTAGTTTACCAAGCCACCTGTCAAACCTTTGCCCATTATCTGCAACAAAACTCCATACTAGAGGTTGGTTAACCCCTTTAAGAATCATATTACCAGGAACCTCATAATTCTTACGGATTACTGAAGTCTGATTAGTAAGCTCAAAGTGGCTAGCAAAAGTAAGGTCAGTACCTCTGGTAGAAAATTCTTGCTCAACAAGACCATAATTTTCTACCCAACGTGTACCAGAAGCCACTTCATCAGCGGGAACAAATAGAGTACTATCTGCTTCAGCTATCAACTGTACTTGGTACCTAGTATGCAATCCTACCTGTACCCCATCCCCCATAATACGGAGCATAATCTGCTCTGGGTGATTACTTGTTAGTACACCTGTAGCACTAAAAACGTCATCTTCAAACCATAGATAGAAAGAAGCTCCTTTATATCCTGCACGGTGGTTATCTGTAATAACAGTAGTACCGGCAGCATCAATAGTAGCTTTTACCAGTGGATAATTCCTTTCCTCTACACCTTGCATAGCATAGCGGTAAGGACCCTCCTCATTTAGTTCATATGCAGGAAGACTCTCCACAAAGTTTACAAAGTTATTAGCTCCAATATCAAGGTCTATTAGCCTCTCAATGTCTCCTACCTTCTGGATGTCTGTCATACCTAACCATCCAAGGTGAGCTTCTCTAACCAGTTTTCCATACTGTTTAGAATCAGAGATTTGGTTTTTAAAAATTTTACTCATAATTTATTTTTGTTTTTAAAATTGGGTCTTATACTTTACCTCTGAAAAAAGCATTCATATCAAATTCATCTGCTTTATTACCTCCAGTAGGTTTACCTTTCACTCCACTTCCCTTAGTTTTAAGAGCTTCTTCAAACTCATTTAAAACTTTAGTTTTAGTGGTCTTTTTTATAACATCTGTTTTACCATAAAATAGGCCAGAAGTTAAAAGGTATGATAGATGCGCATCAAACTTTTTAGGATCTTTAGCTCTTTCAGCCCACAGCCCATTAGTCACATTACCATGAACATCCTTAACAGGTTCCAGAAGAAGTTTCTCCATCTTTTGCTGTGTAGGCTTATTAATCTTTTGACCTTCTATAATCTCTGTTAACCCATAAATATAATCTTTAAGCTCAGTCTTATATTTATTAACAGCTTCTATCTTAGCTTTTTCCTGTTCTTTTACTTGTGCCTCTGCAGCTTCTAGTTGTTGCTTATTAAGAACTTTTAAATCTTCTAGAGCCTCTGCAGCTTCAGCCTCATCTTTTCCTAAACTTATCCAATCCTCTACAGTTTCCTTAATCTTCTTATCTGTAAATCTAGTTGTAAGTTTTAAATGTTGGGTCAAAATATCCCTACGTAAAGCCTCTTTATCTTCTCCTTCTAATCCTTCTTTACTTAACTTATCCAGATTACTCTTTTGAAATACTAGCTCTTTAGCTACTTCACTATCTACACCTGCATCCTTTAATCTAAAATATTCAAGAAGTTCTTCTTTGTCTCCACCATAAACTTCTTTAGCCTCTTCATAAATCTTGTCCTTAGAAAGTTCTAGCAAATATTTCATTGCTCCAATCTCTCCTTCCTCTTCTACAATTTTAGCAAGCTCTTCTTCATCAAATTCAGAAATAACCCCCTCATCCTGTTGGAACTTTGCAAAGGCAAGAGCAAAGGAACCAGAAGCATCTTTCTTGTCATCAATATCATCGGATGAGGGGGTTTCTTTCTCATCTTTTTGTACAGATACTTCTTTTCCTTCCTCCTTCTCCTTTTCCTCCCCTTCTAACTCAGGGGGCTCTCCAACTATAAATTCTACCTTATCTTCTGTCTCTTCTGTAGGAGGTAAATTACCTGCTACATTTTCTGGTGTACTACCCTCTCCAGGAGAGCCTCCAACCTCATACTCAACTCCTTGTCCAAAGAGAGAGTCAAAATCAATGTCTAGTGCTTCTTTACTCATTTTTGCCTTTGTTTTTAAAACTATTTACAAATTAAACATATTAGATTGTATAATCAAAATTATTAGATTCATTTATTTATTCCTCTATAACCAAACTTGTTGTGGTATTTACTCCAACTTTACCATCTATCCATTTCATTACTCTAGTTGCTTTCTCATTACTTGAATAAGTATAAACTATAGTATCATTCATACTAGATACTATGTACAGGTCTTTACCCAGTACATAGTATTTTAGTATATTATTAAAATTAATACGTTGTTCTTGTATTGTTAAATACATGCTATCTTCTTCTTCTTTTTAAAGATTCTATTGGTATTACTCCTCCTTGTTCAAACTGATTAGGAATGTGGTATAAAGGTTTTGTTTCTGGAAGATTAGGATTAGTTTGTTTATTCTTACTTTGCCAATCTAGTAAAGCTTGCTTAGTTTCATCTCCATATATACCATCAAAAGTACCTTCTTTTTTAGTAGATTTTGGTAATTTATAACCTCTATTACTTAATTCTCTTTGTAAAGCTAATGTATCAAAATTTTTGCTGTTTGGATCTAATTCCATCAATTTCTTATCTGAAAAATATTGTCTTGTATATCTCTGTGGAACTCTACTATACAAGGAATCTAGTTTATTGGCTAGTTCCATCCTCTTACTATCTAATTCATCCATTACTTTTAAACCTTCTGTATCAGATGTAGAAAAATAAGGTTTTTTATATAATTGCATAGAGACATTATCAAGGTTAATTTGAGAGAGTTCCTTTTCATATCTGCTATACTCTTGGTTCCAAATATTGAATTTATTTTCATAATCTTCATCCTCTCTATAATAAAGCCTATTATATATTTCAAAAGGTTTTCCAATACCTGCCGATATATCTTCTTTATCGCCTACCATATTTTTTAACACCTTATTCTTTGAATTAGTCCATTCTCCTCTATAAGGGTTTAAATCCCAACTATCGTAATATGAAATATACTTTCCTTCAGAGTCCTCCCCATGATCAATTTTATAAGTTCCTAAAACAGAATTTGTGAATAACTCATTTGGACTAGCATTAATTTTATTAATTTCCTCTATTAAATCAGATTTACGAGGCCGAAAATCTTCTGTTCCTGTATTCCCAACTTTAATCATATTATTAATAGTTTTATCTGTTTCCCTGTGGTTATAAAAATAGTCTGACTCGTTTCCTTCTCTAACACTCGGAGAATATTCTGATATTCCGAAACTATCATTTTTTTGAGGGAAACCTAAATATAGATTAAAAGCATCTTTTGCTCCATCTGTATTCCCATTCCCAAAGATAAAGTCATTGGGATCACTCAAAAACTCGTGATCATACTCACTTTTATTTAAAATTACCGTATTATATGCACGTTTTACGGGAGAACCCAGCTGTAATGAAGAATTACCTCCAGTACTATTATATTCATAAGGAAACATATTTTTCTGCAACCTTCTAGATATAAAAGACTTATTACCTGTTTGGTCATTTGTGATGCCTGTTTCTTTTAATTGCTGTGCTGTAGTGCCTTTATAGTCTGTATTAAATCTTTTACCATTCCACATAAACTCTTTTTCACCAGACTGTCTAGCACTTGAATAAGCAGAATTAAAATCTCCTTTATCTGAATAATCTGTAACACCCCAATTTTTAGGATTCAAATTGGTTTTAATTGTTTCTAACAGTCCACCACTTTGAAGTTTTTGTAAACTATCTTCAAAATCTTTTTTAGCACTACTATAAGAATAGCCAAGCTTCTTATATTCTCTAAGAAGACCTATTCTTTCTTTAACCGGTATATTAAGCCAATCACTCATAGCTATTTCTTTTTACGTTCACCTGTTACAGGATTTTTGAGAGCTGTTTTAGCCTTTAATTTTTCCCTTTCCATAGCAGCAATATCTTTCTGCTTTTGTAACTCTTTAGCAACTGTCAACTTCTTCTCCTCTAAAGCAATCTTTTTATCTTCTAAAGCCTGTTTAATAGTAAGTTCTCTATCCTTATTAGACTGTTCAAAAGCGACTCTAGTATTTTCTAAAGCCAACTTACCTTGTTCCAATACATCAGGAATTTGATTATCATTAATATCCTTCTCAGGGTCATAAGACATAGCTTTAATCTCTTCAAGGTATATTTTATTCTCCCTATCAAGTTGCTTATTCATATCTTCCCTATCAAGCTTGTCATACTCTAAAACTAGTTCAGCATCTTTAATTTCTATCTCTTTTTGTATTTGTGCCTGTACAGCTTCCTGTTCAGCTTTAAACTGTTCTTGCTGTTGTTGCTGTTTCTGTTGTTCATCTTCCTGTATCTTTCTGGTGATAGTAGCTCTATCTTTAGCGTTCATTAGTTCTGCAACTAGTCCAAAATTACCACCTGTTTGCAGATATCTTTCACTTAGCCCTTTAAGAGCCTGTAGTACTTGAGCATCATCTGAAGCATTTGATACATCTACGCCATAACAAGCCTCTCTATAGGTATTATAGTCAAACTCCAACATCTGTTTGGTACCATCATCTAGTACAAATTCCTTAACAAAATTTTTACCTTTATAGGCAATCTTAGCAGCCTCTAAAAGGGCTCTTAAAGCTCTTACTTTAGTATTATCATGTACAGAGAACCATTCCTCGGTAATATTAGAACTCTGCATTACAGACCTCTCCACACCTCCTACAGTCTCCCTATTATCTATAGTTCCTCTACGTTGAGGTGTAATACCTGTTAAATTATCCACCTCTCCTTTTATAAACTGGAGCATCTGAATATTATTCTGTATCTGATTATTATTAGACAGATCCATTTGAGTAGGCATACCACTCATTGCTCCAGCCAATTTACCTTTAGCAAATCCTTCTTGTCCTTGGTTAAAAGCATCTATTGGAAGCCAACCTAAGTTCTCTGCCCAGAATAAAGCTGCTTCTGCCCCCCATTGGTCTGGAATTAGATGTATTGGGAACATACCTACCTTACCTCTATCTTTAATAAAGGAAAGTTCTGTCCTGTACATAAAGGTATTCCATAGATATTGCCAATCTTCCCCAATACCTATTAATCCTTTTCCTGTATCATCATTAGTATTGTATACTGAACCTACTATACCTGGATGAGACATTGATAAATTATCCCTATGCCTCATTTGTATCTCACAAGGTTGCATTTTAACATATATGTCTGGACCTATTTTAGTAGTCTCATACCACTCTTTGATCCATCTCCAATCTACCTTTTCTCCTAACTCTGTAGCAGGTTTATACTGTTCAGGTACTGTATCCTTCTGTAGCTCCCCATTTTCATCAAAGAAGGTAAGAATACCTACCTTACGCATACCTGCCCATACTACTCTGGTTACTCTAACATTACCCTCAGCATCATATGCCCCATTTACAATACCTGTCCAAGCATCAACATCTCCTACACCCATAGTAGAAAGATCTACATATTCTACAGGTTTAGGAGCATTTATCTCTGGTCTAAGCATTTTTACCTGTCCTCCAGTAGAGACTAAAGTAGAGTACCCATCTTCAATAGCCTTTACCTGCTTATCTGTAAGATAGTCATAATATCTATCAATAGTTTCTCCTATAGAAAGATAGCAATCCTCTACAATAATATCACTTTCCTCAATCTTCCAGCTACTACCACTACGTATAGTACTTATATTCTTAGGGTTAGCCTTTCTCAGTATAGGTTCCCCACCATATATTTCTATAACGTATATTTCTTCTCCTACAATTAGTGCATCCTTAAATCCTCTACTAAATTGTTCCTTTAAATCCTGAGTATGGTAAAGGTATCTAAGCATCTGGGTACCCATTCTTTCTCGTACATCTTTATAGTTGTACTTCATATGGGTATTAAATTTTTCTATTCTTTGTTGAGCTTCTTCTTCACTAAAAGATGTAGCTGTAATTTCTTCAATATACATCTGTCTCCACATCTTATCCATGTTCTCAACCTTCTCTGTAATAGCATCAGCATTAATAACTGTTACCGTAGGGTTAAAAATCCTCTTTCTCTCTTCTCCACACAAAAGATTTATACCAGGATTAAGAAGTGGATAGTTTCTATAGGATGCTGGAAATTCATCAGTGTTAAAAAGTCCTAAAGGATTAAGAGTTTTTTCTACCTCTCTTTTATCTACCCTATTATCATAGAGCCCATACCAGACTTCTTTTTTCCTTTTAGTAGATCTTACACCATTAGGTAGTTTTACTAAGTCAGCATTATCTGCTAAAGTCATTCCTACATCAGCACAGTCCTTAAAGAATTTTTCATTCTTTTCACTCTCTGACCTTTTCTGTCTGGGCCAGTATCCTATATTATCTGATAATGTTAAAGTTGAGCTCATATTATTATAGTATTCTACAAAGTTATATTTATATTAATTACTTATCAAACCTTTTTTCATTCCTTTATAACCAAAAGAAGTCATAGGAGTTATTCTTTCCAATAATCCTGTTTCTGCATCAGGTCTACTAGTCTTGTATACTCTTTTAAAAAAGGGGTCATCTGCTCTAGTTTGAATTTTATTTTCGAGTTTCCCAGCATAATACTGAGATAATTCAGCATCATATATTAAGGCTAATCCAAATGCAGAAATTCTATCAGCATTAAGTTTTGGATGCCAAGCTATTGCTTCCTTTAAATAGCCTATACTTCTTATCTTTCTAAGGTTGGGAATGAAAGGTTTAGTTTCTCCTTCTTCAAGTTGCTTATTTTCTTCATCATAGGCTTCCTCTAACATCCAATCTGCTTGTAGTCTAAGAGCATATGAGTTTATAGCTGCAGTAGCATTTATACCCTTACTCACATTGGTACCAGCACTTTTAGCTTTAGTTAATTGTTTATCTATAAGTATTTCAGGGGTATCAGCTAACATTGTAAGAGCTTTTTTAACATTGTTAAAATATGTGAATAAGCCCTTTTTATTATTTTCATATATAATAAACCCATTATAGAATCTGGCCATTCTATAGCATATCTCATAGAATTCATTAGCAGAGCCAGGTCTACCTGTATATTCCCCTACAATCCTACGTGTCCACCTATCAAAAACTATACAACTGCCTAGAGAGTTTGAGTACTCTACTACATCGTCATCGTAAGGATCACAATTATGAGTAGGGATATAGTTACACATATAAGTATGAGTATCACATTCAAAATTATATACATATCCAGTATAACTATTCTTATGTATTTCTTCTATTCTGAAATATATATAATCTTCCCCTTCTTCAAAAAAGCAGGCATCTTCTGGAAACCCTCTAAGAGTTTTAATCCTACTATAATCTATAAGGGCCAATTTAATATCTTCTGAACAATCTAGTATTTCTCCTAGTTTTCTTGTATTATGCTGCCCTATTCTTAAAGAATATGTTGGTCGAGTAACACTAATTTTATCAGATCTATTAGTGTCTATTATTGTTTCTCCTGCTTCCCTTAAAAGCTGAAGACTGGATACTATACCAAGAGAGAATAAAATATCTTGTATATCTTGGAGTAAAGGTAAACTTACACTAACAAATTCAGCCACATTAAAATTCCTTTTACCTTTTCCTATACAACCATCAGAATCTAAATACCCTAAAACAATTTGTTTTTTTAATTCGGGATTCATATACTTAACCCATTCGGGGATAAATTTACCATAAGCATATTTTCCAAAATGTTTTGTTAAAAATATATTTAGCTGTTGAAAAGATATTTGTAGTTCTATAGCCCCTTCTTTATCAATTTCACTTACTTTTCTTTCAAATAATTCTTCTGCTATTCTTTTATACTTATTTATATAATATTCTTCTTTTGGGTTAAAACTTATGGAGATAGTATATCCATTATTTCCGCACCAACCGTCTCCTAACCATAGTCCTACTATCCACCAGAAATCTTTATTATTTAATGGATTTTTAATACGTCTATCTATCCTATGCTCTTTATCTATCCATAAAGATTCTATATCAGGAGTAATTACTTTTTTATATGTATTAGGTACCTTAACATAATCTCCTTTACAAACTTCTGATACCTTAGTAAAATTAAAATCAAATTTATAGTAACGCTGCTTAATTCCTAACCTTTTATATTTTTTAATGCTCACATAACCTCTAGTAGGGTTACTTACATATATAGGATGCTCTTTAGTAAATGTTGTAGTTTTAAAAATATTTCCTATTTTTAATGTATAAGTATCCTCATTTTCTGTATAATAACGTTGAAGATTTTTTATACCTACTAAATTACCATCTATACTTACCAAGGAATTATTTAAAGTCACATCCTCTACATTCATTAGTCCCCTATCAGTCATAACTTTTTCTCCTGGTAATAAACAACTTACCACAAATCTATAAGGATCTTTATTATTTTTAGGGAGTTCAAAAAGCTCTACTGCTCCCTGTTTATTATCTATAGCAGGAAATTCTCTTATAGGATACATATCTGTATTATGCTTAAACTGTACATTTCCAGAAGCATCTATTATAAATTCCCCCACATAATGAGGGCTGGTAAATCCAGACATGTTCATACTTATTTCAGACAGCCATTCCTTTAAATCTGCTACAGGGAATATGGTACCATCTACCCTCATAATAGCTTCTTGTGGTGTAAGAGGCTCTTCTGCAGCATTTTGTGTAATAGTTTTAGAATCTGAGGCACTTGCCCTAGTTTTAGCTCTTTCTATCAATACCTCTAAAAGAGCCTTGGTAATATCTGGTTCTCCTGTCTCTAAATCATAACAACCATGTCTACTAAGGTATGCCCCCCAAAAGAATCCGCATAAACTTTCCCCCTTAGAATTTTTATCAAACACATTGGGTATACCATACACTCTATATGCTGAAGGATTGTAGAATAACTTTTCTGCCCCAGCAAAATCTGCTCCTTCTACCCCTCCTGTTTGTTTTGTAATATACATATTAGATAGATAAGTATTTGTTGTTTTTGTATGCATATTATAAACAAACTTATCTCCTATAAACTCTATCTCTTTTATTGATTCCTGATATAAGGATTGCATATTATTATTACCAATAAAGAAATGCCCTTTATTGTTATCTTTATTTAATTTAAAAACTCCTTTACTAAATCTTGAAGAATCTCGTTTATTTTTTATAGTTAATATTTTATCAAGTGTATTTTGTTTATGGGCGCATAAGAATTTAATATTTTTCTGAAACCTTAAAATATCAGTATGATTTGTTACATAAAGCCTATATATACAGGTGTTAGGAGAATAACCATCTTTTCTAAATTCTTTTTGTATTGCAGAATGTATTCCAAACTTAATTAATTGATATTTTACTTCATTTAATAAAGATTCAGACATACTAGTTAAAGCTACTCTAATACAATCTCTTTTTTTATTATATGTAACGTTTCCATCAGCATCATAATAACCCCCTAACAACTCACTTAAAGAGTGTTTATCATACTCATGTATATTTTTTGGTAGAGTTTTTTCATACTTTACTTTACCGTACAAGCCTTCCTCTTTTAATGCTGGAATAATTTCTCGTATTGATAAAGACCTATAAACCCCCCCAGTTTTTTTAACAAACTGTTTAAGAATAGAATAATTATAATTGTTTTTTACAAACTCAAATATTTCTTCATCCCCACATGAGAGTTGTGGAGTACTATTTATGGTACAGTTACCATCCCCAATCATTAGCCCTAGTAATCGGGCATCTTTAACTACTCTATTACCAAATAAGGGAACCTCATCAATTAATAATAGCTGATCTCCTTCTTTTAAATCTTTTGCCAAAGTAAACGTTGTATACTTACCACAATATTTATTTCCAGTAGTTCTTTGAATCTTTACAGGATTAGTTACTCTCCAATGATTTCTTGTTATGAGCAGAGGATGATCTTCTGAACATTCTATCATATTGTTGCCAGAAGTTTTTATTCTATAACAAGGCTTTTTTGCTGGCTCTTTAAACCATTCAATCTTTTCTTTATATATCCCATTACCATCATACCCAAGAATTCCAGAAGTCTGTCTAGTATAAGAGTCTTCTATATTAATAAGTTCTCCATCATTAGTCCACACCTTAGTACCTGCACAGACACATCCAAGTGCTACCATTTGACCGTATGCTATCTTCCCTTCCTCAACAGCTCTTCTGTTAATATTCCAAGCAGTTTCTAAATTAGGGAAAAGACCGTCCTCCTCATAATGGATTAAAGGCCCTCTAATACCTCTAGCCTTATCTGGATTATCTTTTAGTGATATTCCATATACACTAGAAAGTAGCCCTTTCCTTACACCATAATTATCTAGATACCCAAGCTGAATTTCCATAGCTCTTTTACTATCTCCCAACCTTAATTTAGGTAAAGGTGTATGAGTAGCTATCCAGTCTAAAGTATCTATTACTTTACCAAATACCCCTTTATCTCCTTGTAAGAATCCTTTATCAGAGGCTAGATGAAAATTAGGATTACCTGAACCAGGCAGTATATACATATTTCTTGGAGAAAGACTGCCCATCTTAAAACTTGCGCCTATCCCTCTGGTTTTCAGCATTTTAACATGTTGTCCATTATTACGGGCCTGCTCCATATAATGATAGAAAAGATAGTCTCCTAACCAAGGATGAGGAAATTCTCTTCTTCTATCCCCCTGAGTTTCGCTATCTTCTTCTCCTTCTACTATCCATATAGGGCAATAATTCCAATAAAAATATAATCCTCCCGGTATCCATTCCCCATCAGAAGGTCTTACTAAGCCATATTTCCATCTACGCACTTCTTCTTTCCAGAATTTAGCGTATTCTGATTTAGGATTTGGGTTAGGGGTTATATGTGTATATTTTTTATGTTTATCAAAAAATAAAGCTCTTTCTCTAAAAAAATTAATATCCTCTAATATATGTGGCTTAGTAATGTCTACATATATTCTTCCATCTGGAGTTTCTTTCCTTTTCTTTAAATCATTGGGTCTATCATATCTGGGTTTATCAGAAGCTCTGCCTCTTATTTCTTCCGGCTGTACTAACCATTTAACAAAAGGTATGGTCTCTAGAAAATCATAGAAATCAACTTTTACTTCTTTAGGTAAATCTTTAAAGTCTTCATCAGTAAAAGTTGATTGGTACTTATTCATTTTCATATTCTAATCCTTCTTCAAACATATTAAATTCTCTACTTCCCTTACTTCTACCTTCTAATATCTTCTGCTCTTTAATTAACTCGGTATAGGCTGAATTTAGGTTCGCCATTGCTTTAGGTATTTTCTCTAGTATAGCTGTTACTTTTTGAGCAGCTGCTAAAGGATCTTCAGAAGAGGTAATATGATCCTTTGCATTCTTACATACATCATTAACAGCATCTGCTGCAATCTGTGCTCCTTCATACATAGAGGAGTTAACTGTTCGAGAACGCTCTTTATAGAAGTCCACAGCTTCCTGAACTACAGTATCAATCTTCCAATCAGCTCCTAGTTCTAAATCCTTTACTAATTCCCTCTCACGTTCTTTTGTATTTATTATATACATATAATCTGAACGTAGATCTGTAAAGAAGGCTACAAAAGAAATCTCCTTTACAGCCCTCTCTTTACCTTTACTTTTATCCCTGTCTATTAACTTCTTAAAAGGTTTAAGAGTTAATAGTTGAGGGGAATATTTTACACTATAATTTTCTTTATCAAATTCTATCAGATTCATCCTTTTCCTTCTCTTTCATTAGTTTAAACTTCTCTTTAGTGCTTTCTCGTACAAAAAACATTGCAAAGTTAGGTAATCTTATAGCTGGAAAATACACTTCTTCTCTATCAGACACCTCTGTAATATTATATTTTAAGTATTCAAATACACTCATCAGCACTGTCTTAGCTTGCTCAGTACTAACACCGTGATCTTTAGCAATACTTCTTATTAACTCATTAGTTTTTAAATTTCTCATATATCTTCTTGAATATGTACCATACTTACTCCTGTACTATTTAACCCTTCTACTTTAGTTTCAGTTTCTCCAAGTAATGCATCAAATATACTATTCCATAAAGCCTTTTCTTCTTTATTATAAGGGTTGCTAAATCCTACACTATTAATATGATTTTTAAGCTTTTCAAGTGAGGTAATGAAAGGAGTAATATCATCTACTCCTTCATCTTCATCCTGTAAAAACCTTAACTCAATACTCTGTATCTTCTGTGCTGTTATCTCCATAAAGTTCTTTTTCTTCTATTAGTTCTTGTAAGGCTACCCAGTCATTATAATGTTTTTCACACATATAAGCTTTTCCAGATACAGTATTTTCAAAGACTCTAAAATCTCCTCTAATATATTTACCCTCCATTTCACATCTAATACAATATCTTGGATTTTTCATAATATAATTGTTTTAAAACCAAACATCCCATTGTTTTAAATTCTTACCTTCAAATAAATCAAAGCTGCATCCTGGTTTATTATAACCAAAGTTAGTCATAATCCATTTAGAGCTTCCAAATACACTGGGTATATTTCTGTATCTAAAATGTTTACCCTGTTGAGTAGCAGACTGGTGTAAATCTCCTTTAATAAAATGTAGATTATTATTAGATACACCTTTATTTAACATATAGTCTATGATATATTTCTCTGTCTCAGGTTTTAAATGTAGAGGCATTCCATTCTTCATATCCTCACTATCCTTACCATGACAAAGTAGTAGAGTAAAGTCCTCTCTCTTTACCGGTACTATAAAATCTCTAGATACTTTGAAAGTAATATTTCCTTCATAGGTACCAGTAATATATTCTTCTAAGGTTCTATTAGCAAAGTAACTAAATTCTCCACTATGATTATCATCTGATAGATGGATTATAGTAATCTTTTCTGCCCATCCAGCTGTAAGTATCTTATCATATAGAAATCTATGAGCTTCTACAAATACTTCAAATGCTTCTATATTAGACATATTTTGTGGTAAAGTATGCCCTCCTCTAGTAGTCTGAGCATTATACCCATCTAAAGCATCTCCTAAGTCTGTAATGATAATCTCTTTTATAGTTCCTTCTTCTAGAACTATTTTCTCTATTTCTGATAGTATAGAGCTCATTCTGGCCATTATCTCTTCTTTGCTGTATGGATTACTATACATAGCATTATCTGGCACGTAAGCTCCTATATGTTTATCTGAAGTATATACTACTAAAGTTTTATTAGAATTAGTTTCTGTAGTAGGAACTAATATTGGCTCCAAAGTTTTAGTAAAAGCTAATATTACATCATCTATATTAGGTAATTGTAAAGGTTCGTTTTTAGTAACTACACTAAACCTAAAGTCTCCTCCAGCAGTTTGCCAATACTTCACAGATTTAACATCATCTGGATTAATCTTCTGTGCTGATAAATACTTATCAAACTCAGAAATAGTATTATCAGATGTATTATCTAACTCTAGTTCTTTCTCCTTATTATCTTCTGTATCCCTTAATATCTTTTTTGCCTCTGTAACTTCTTCCACTAAACATTCCAATAGACTAGCTAAATTCTCCTTGCCACGCTTTATATATCCGGGGTTCTTGGTTAAAAACTTTACAATCTCTTGGACTTTGGATGTGTTCTCTATCATTATATGTATTTTTAGTTGATACTATTTTATAGGTAAGTGAATATTTTCCAGTACTCTTTTTTAAAGTAATAGCGTTAGGAATATAGTTCCAGTCCTTATTATTACTAAATACATTTACCATATTGTAATGAAGCAGTATTAGAAAGAAGTAGTCCTTACTTACCTTTGTTTCCATTACTTAAATTTAAAAGTTAACTCTTGAAGTTCTCCTTCAAAAGGCTTTAAGTACTTACTTACAAATACCATATTATCACCACTACCCTCTAGTAGCCCATACTTCTTAAGAGCCATTAAAATGTTGTATAGACTATCCATAGATACTCCTAAATCTCTAGCTATATTCTGTCTAGTATCTCTGTGAAAGGTAATCTTGTCCCTATGCTCTACCGGTATATTCTTATTTTCATTATTATAAAAATATAACCAGGATAATACCTCTTTCTCTCTAAATCTTAAATCTTTAAATGGAGAGCTTGTTATAGCAAAAGCCTCTATAAAAAATAAATATTTAGGTTGGCCCTCCTTTGGAATTGTTACTGTCATACTCTTGCCTTTTAGTTCTATGCAAATATATACACTATTTTGTTAAAAAACAAACCCCAACCTAATTATTTTTAAGTTGGGGTTAAATACAAACAACAAATTTACTTAGACTGCTTTAACTCATTACCTTCTAAATCTACAATTTTGTTTTCAGGTTTAATAATTAAAGGTTCCTCTTCATCCTTTTCACCTTCTTTTTCAATCTGTTCAATTCTTTTAGCCTTCTCTTCTTGCATCTTCATAAAATCTCCCGCTAGTTTAGGGATTACAAGACTAAGGTTATAATACTTAGCCAATAGCTCTAAATATTCCACCTCATCCTTTAACCAAGCTTTTTCTTTCCTCTTTTCTGCTCTTTGTTTAGCTTCAATTTCTCTAATCTGTGCCTGAGTTAATTCTTTTACCCCTTCTTGCTTTACTTCTGCTTCCTGTGTTCCTTGCTTTGCCTTTGCCATAACTAATTATTTATTATTAATATTATGCCTATTTTTATAGGCTGTGTTAAACTTTCTCTTGTAATGTGCTATCCTTTTGGATAAATGTGTTAAAGGAAATTCTATACTATAACTCTCATACATATTAATTTTAGTATCGTAATAAGATATTCTTACAAACTTAGTTGGAGGTATTTTTTTAGTCTTTACAATATTTTTTTCGATGGTCCCTCCATACCCATCATTTTCTTTAACTTTTACCGTGTAATTCTCTTCTTCCTTAATTATTAAAGTTACTTTAGCTGATTTATAAGCTCTTAAAAACTTAGTCTGTAAATTTAGCAGTCTTTCTAAATATAATAACTTCTGCTGTTCCTTTAGTATAGTCATTCTTAACTATTTAATTCCTGCAAATATATACAAAGTTTTTATACTACACAAATTTAGTAAAGATTTTTTTATACCA